GATAGACCAATAAGAATTAGAAATAAACCAAGACCAAATAATGAGTTTTGGAATACAGATATTAAAGATGATTTAAAAGATGCTTGGGCAGTTGTGACAAATATGTCCTTATCAGCAATAGATGGCATACTAAATAGTACGCCTGGTTTCACACATCAGCGAAATGTGGCCAGTTTCGTAACAAGTAGAAAACTAGAATTGATAGAGAAGCCATTTAAACCTGGTCGGAAGACTGTACAAGAGTGGTTGCATTTAATCGCCAATCATCAATTCACTATACAAGAGATAGAGGACGGTGTGGCATGCAATACTTTAAGGGTACAGTACCAATTAGATGGTTAGGTTTTATACTTGCCATACTAGGTGTTTTTATTTTATCATCTGCTAATGTATCAACACAGTGGTTAGGTTGGACCATATCATCTGTTTCGTGTACAATATGGGTGTATATGGGATGGAAAGACAAAGACATACCTCGTATGTTAATGGAATTAGTTTATGTATTTTTAAGTGTGAGGGCAATTCTTAATTGGTTAGGTGTATGAATTTCGTATGTGTATATTGGGGTGACAAATATAAACCAGAGTATGTACAAAACCTGTACAACATGGTACAAAGAAACACAACCCACAAAATCAACTTCATCTGTTTTACAGACCATGTAAAACTTCAAAAACTAGTGCAAGGTGACATTGAAGTTAGACAGTTACCTTTCCACGATTATCAGACTTGGTGGAATAAGTTACAATTGTTTAGTCCTGAGGCCAATTTAATTGGTGAAACATTGTATATGGACTTAGATGTTGTAATCTTAGAAAACATAGATGATATGTTTACACACGGTGAAACTGATACCTTTAGTATTATTAATAACTTCAATCTATCTACAAAGATATTCAATTCAAGTATAATGAAATTTAATAATGAAACGGCCACAAATATAATTTGGAGACCGTGGCTTGCAGATAGAAATACATTACAAAGAGAAGCTGGTGACCAAGATGTGGTATCTAAACTAGCATCAAACAATCCAAAATTTAGAATATTTCCAGACGAATGGACTTTCTCAGCAAAGTGGTTTTCCAGACAGAATCCAAGATATAGTAAGTCAGATTGGACATTTGAAAGAGGTGTCGGTAAGGTGGCTGTGTTCCACGGTAAGCCAGACCCACACGAATGTGAGCAGGAATGGGTTAAAAACCACTGGAAATAGCGAAAAATTACTAAAAATCACCCTTCCCTCAGCTGTGCATTTTGACGCAGCCTAAAAACCCTTGATTTATAAGGGTTTTTTTATTAAAAAAAATGAAAAAAAGTTAAAAAAACGCTTGCCTATGGTATCCACCTATGATAGGATATGTGTATAAATTAATTAATAACGAAAGGAAAACACTATGAGTAAAGTAAAAAACTGGCTTTGGGACGAAGCTGAGAAGTTTGTTGACAATATCGCTTGCCAAATCAAAAACAATGTGATAACCTTTGACCAAGGTGTCAAAGAGATTATGAACTCTAATCAATCATTAGAACTAATTGGTATCTATGATGAGAACAGTTGTGAAGAATGTTTACACTATGCAGTTGAGGACTTAAAATAATGAAAACACTACTAGAACATATCAAACAAATCAACGCTGAATCCAAAAAGTGGATGGATGAGAATCCAGGCAGTTGGGCTGGTATGGTACCAGAGGATATTAAATTCTGGAACGACCAAGGTATATTCACAGTAGAAGATTATGAGAGAGATAGCCTTATTACAAGTGTATATGAAATGCACAAAGATGCTTACGGTGTAAAAGGCAGACACTATAACTTTGATAAAATGTCAAACGAAGATTTAGAAAAAGAATTAGACCACCTATGTAAGGTGGCAAAAGCAGAGCGTGAAGCTGAAGAGAAAGCCGAAGAAAAGGCATATCAAAATTTTGAAAACCAAATCACTGAGTATATGAAACTTGGTGCAGGTAACCGTGATATTGCAATTAAATGGTTACTTCAAGCTGAGGGGCTTGACAAAGAACAAGATTTAGGGTATATTTGTTATAATCTAGGTCTTGGTTATGACAAAGAATACTTATTTGAAACTAAACACTAACAAAAGGACTACATTATGAACGATACAAATGTTACATTTACAGATAAAGATATAGGTAAAAACCTATACAGAAAAAAAACTTATTACACCCTTGTTGTCGAACAAGAGGTTCTAGCAAATAATAAAGATGAAGCTGACCAAATGTTTGTTGACAATGGTGGTATTGACCATTCAGAAATCAATTACAAAATTACAGAAGCAAAAAACGGTGTAGAAACATTTTATGTTGATGCAAGTTATTCAGATAGTGCTGAAACTGAGTATGTTGGTAAAGTTGCATATGAAGATGATGAGTATGCAAAAGAAGATGGTATGGTAGAAATTAATACCTATGCAGATGAAGTTGAAATACCTGGAGATGTGGATACTACATTAGATATGGAAATAGAAACAGAAAGAGGTAGATAATGATGAAATACAACGAAGATAAAATCTTAAAAGAAATTGGTGACTATATCAAATCAACATATGGTCAACATTACGCTCAAGTAAAAGAAGGCGTACAAGTGCAAGACTTGTTAAGGTCTTGTGGTATTGACAAAGATTTCTGTCAAGCCAATGCAATTAAATATCTTGCAAGGTTTGGTAAGAAAGATGGTCGTAATCGTAAAGACCTTTTAAAGGCTGTACATTACATTGTATTATTAATGAACTCGGAGGACCAATAATGGTTACAGAATTTGCAACACTAGAAGCTCTTAATGAAATTGATGATGCTTTTGATAGTGGAGATATGGCTACCGCCAAAGATAAATTGATGGTATTGAAAGACAAATACCAGACAATGTGTGATGAATTTGACAAATGGGCTGAAGAAGAATCCAAACGACAATATGAGTTGGATTTTGTGGATCCTTCTAAAACCGTTACGGATTGCGTTTAATGTCAAAAAACGAGGCGCCAGGATGCGCCAGGAACGACTTTAAGAGCTGCTCGAAGGTCGGACTATGGTCGAAAAACCGTCATTTATGTCGAAAAGTGCGACATTTTTGACCAGCAATAAGACTTGACAATATCCACCAATTTTGATAGGATATAGTTATTATTAATTATGAAAGGACTTATGAATACAAACAATACATCATTTAGATACGACAAAGAAATGCTTTTCAAAGAATTTGCAGATGCAAAAGCAAAAGACACTAAACTAGGCAAAGGTGATGACAACAAAGTACACACCAATAGAATTGCCCTTTTAAAAGAATACATCAAACTAGAGGCCGAGATGCCTGTTGTTTTCAGTGATGTAAATATCAACTTCAATAGATTGTTAACTGCTTATCAATCTGTAAATCCTAGAGACCATTTTTACAAATCAGTATTTGGTAAAACTTTTGAACAAGTACAAGCCGAAAGAGAAGCTGATGATTGGAATGAGTCCGCTGAATTAAAAGGAATTAAAATATAATAATGGCTATCATTTATACAAATACCAGTAGTGGCACATTGAGAAAGAACGCAAAGAAGATGAACAATCTATCTGCTAATCAACTTTCTCAATACAAAGAAGATTGTCGTTTGTATAATAAACATATGAAACAAATTGGTTTACCAAATCATCAACTTAATTTAGAAGATTATATCAAGTACAGATTTGGCAAACTAAAAGTCAAAACTGTACACATTGTAGGTACATATGAGCCTGATAAAGTTTACCGAAGAGAAACACCTGATTATCCTAGTGCAGTTACAAAACTAGGTAATGGTGGTACTATTGACCACAAAGAAAGACAGGAGCGATTAGAGATTTCAAAACAATATTCAATCGTACCTGCTTATAACAAAGGTCCTTATATGGTCGTTGGTAAAGAGGACTTAAAAACAGCTGGGAGAAAAGTATGAACAAATCAACTATTGTTGCAATTGTAGGTATTGTTTTTGTTTTTGCCTTTATGATTAATGATGCAAAAGCAGACACAAGTAAAGTTACTAATTGGTTTCAAAATGAGTGGAACGAAATAGTTACTTTTCAAAAAACTAATTGGTCAAAAGGCCAAGAACAGTTAGCACAAAACAAATTACAGGTACAAG